GTAGATGAGCTTTTGGGTTTCTATTTCTACCTTCCGAAATCTGATGATTTGTTCCAGTGGAACTATAGCATCTACAAAATTGGCGATATCCGAGGTGCGGGTAACGGTTACTATGAGCCGATACAGCGATTTGTAGTATGGGAGGGATCGGCCGCACTTCTCCGTGGTGATAGTACTGACCCGACAAGGCCCATGTCCGCACAGATACCAGCACCTCTTGTGGAGGCTCCAGTATGGCCGTAGTGAATGTAGTCGGCAAAGTACGGGTCGGGCAGCGGGAGTATATTCTAAAGGAAACCCCCTTGTTTTTGCCGATGTACAAAGAGATGGTTATACGGGGGACGGCCATGCACTTACGGCAGGCGGCATATGGGGTGAAGGACTACATCATCGACAAGATTTTAGCCCAGATGCCCCCGGTAGGTGAACGAAAGATTTACCGGAGGGAAACTCGCGAGAAGACTGTTGATGACCTTCCAGAGCCGGAAGAGCAGAGTATTGACGAAACAGAGGACTACGCGCTTCATAAGGTACACGAGTTGCCACCACGGGACACGAAAGAGGCGTTCGAGGCGCGGTTGCCGTATGAGTTTCATCCCTTGAGCAAACGATATTTTGATAAGAAGATCAGGACTTTAGATGCCAGGACGTTGGTTTCGACCGGCGACTACCTGCGGGGAATCGTCGTCCGTAAGAGGCAGGACAGGTTGGCCGGTACGATTTATGTGATAACCATGGCCAATCGGAAGCACAAACTGAGCGACCTGATGCTTTCCGACCTGGCAAAGATAATGGAATTCGGTACATCATCATACAGAGCGTTCTTCATGGGCGACAAAGACAGGCCGGTGCAGATTCAAATACCAGCAAGACCCCACTGGAGACCGGCGTTCGAGTATCTAAAAGAAGTCATGGAACGAATAGGTGCAGATGCGAGTGCCTGGGCACTTGAGGAAGCAATCAGGAAGCTACGATGATGATACAACAGAGACTTACAGATGTCGGGCTTACCCCCCGTGAGCAGCATGGCCAGGGGAGTAGTCTATGAGATTTACCGGCAAGAATGATTTTGGTAAGAACGAGGCAACCGATTTTACGGTGGAGAAACTGGCTACATTGCCAGTACACCAGGCTGATGATTTCGGTCGTTTGATATTTGTTACCACATTGGGACCGACGTTTGGTCTGCACCTGGGAACGAGTACAGGGTGGCTTCAATTTAGTACGGCTGGTATGGTATATACCAGGGATCGCTTCGACTTCATATTCTGGAGGATAGGTGCGGGTGTCTCAAAGAACCTGCACTGTTACGGTGGGATCGTAGAGAAACGAAGAACCGAATACAACGGCTATATAGTCGGGGTCACAGTACAGCTAAAAACCCCCAGGACAGCAGGTACTGTGACAGTAAAACCTATGTTAAATGGGAGCGTAATTCTCGATACCTCGCTGGACACCGTACTGGACGCCAGTAACCCAGAGGACAATACGACAATTATCTCCCCAGACCTAAATTTTTATTTCACTGCCGGAGACAAACTCGGGTTGCAGGCGACGACGACCGCCGGACTGCTTCCTGTCCCAGTCGATTTGACAGCAAGTCTAGCAATTCTTTATGTTTAGGGAGTTTTAAGTATGGCAAGCATAACAGTATACCGCCTTGTCGATGGCGCACCAGTTCCGGACACATCGTTCGACCCAGATGACATACCCTCTCCGGATCAAGCGGCCGCATTGGATAACGCGCCGAACTCACTCAGCGCAACCAATCCAGTAGTAGACAAGCAATATGTGGACGCACTGGTAACCGGCCTGGATTGGCAAGAATCGGTGGAATACGCGGTAGAATATGTCAAGACCGACGCGGGCGCCCCAAGTGGAACTGCAACGAGTGGCGAGACCTGCCTGAACACGAACGAGGCCAAACTTTACACCTACACCTCTTCCTGGGACGCCGGTGTAGCGGTCTCGAACGGCGACAGGTTCGTACACAAGGATACCGGGGATGATACCTCCGGAAACTCCGGAACGCACACAAAATCCGACAAGATCTATCAATACAACGGTGCCACGTTCGATGAAACCGCCGCGAATGAAGGTATGGCGTTCTGGGCGGAAGATGAAAACGCGGCCTGGATTTACAACGGCACCAACTATGTAACCTTCGGTGGGGTCGGTGGCCACAACACCCTTGCGGGACTCCAGGGTGGGACGAGTGGGGAGTACTACCACCTCACGTCTGACCAATACAATGCCGTCAATGCTGCCGATACGCCAACAACGACCAACAAGATGTTGGTACGCAGCAATGCGGCTCAAATGCCCGCTGTGTTTACCTTCTCTCGTGACGGCGGAATGGGCCAAAGCCAGACCGATTTGACCGCTTATTTGCAAGGGGGGCGGACTTACGCGACAATGCCGCGTGCAGGATACATCGTAGCCGCCGTTCTCTATACCTCTTCGGCCAGATCGGCGGGAACACTCAACTCGCAGATCCAGAAAAACGGTACGGACATTACCCCGACGGACCTCGATTTGCAGCTCGACGGGTCCAATACGACCGAGCATTACGCATCGGTAGCGTATGGGACGACCAACTACGACTTCGCGGCCGGTGACGATCTTTCCGTGGACCTTGACACCGACGGTTCCTGGGCAACGACCGCCGGAAATGAGTCGGTGACCAAAGAAGTCCATGTGGCGTATGTGTAGAGAGTAGCAATGCTCAGTATATATGACGAGGCCATGATCCGTTTTCTTGCGCAAGTCCGCTGGCAGGGCCAGGTCGTCCCGGTGGTTATCGCCGGGGCCGACCGGGCCAAGGCCCAGGTCAAGGATTGGCTGCGCGACAACCGGGGTATAAAGATCAGCAAGGCACATAGTGAAACGGCAATACCATACCCGTTTATGGCTGTTCAGTTAACCCCCTTCAAGACGGATGTGACCCTGGCCAACCCGGCTGTTCTAAGGAGATTTGCAATACAACGTGAGGCTGGTTATGGGTTTGCGGTGAGAAAGCCGAAAGCTGTAACCAGTGCGGTCACAACAAATATGTATTTCTCCAGCCGGGAGCAGGCCCGTCATATAGAGTTTCAGATCTACAATTTGTTCCAAATGGAACAAGCATGGGTAGATGTGGACTATACAGACCCGAAATGGTATACACCGCCTAACGAGGGCTTCGAGTTTGCTAAAATACTCGGACAACAATCGCTACGTTTGCAACTACAAGGCATTGTAGACAATACTCAGCTCGAAGATTCCGGACTGAATGATATCGACTATAGATACACGATGACGTGTACGATGTTCGGTTGGATTCCATACCAACCATATGCGGTCCCTTTAGCAAAATCCATCACCTACCAGATTGCAGAGGAGGATTCAGAAGAGGTGATCGTAACTGTAACTGTAACTGTGTCATCAAGCTAGGAGGCAACTATGCCAGCTCCAGGTGTGCAGGTAAGAGAATTTGACCTCGCCGCGTATCTCCCGGTAGATGCCAACGCCATCGTTGGTGTTATCGGTCCGGCGACCAAAGGTCCGACCAACCAGCTTTCGTCTTTTACGGATGAGGGAAATTTGGTCAACTACCACGGTCGGCCGGTTGATGGACACCACGCGGTACGCGCTGCGATTCGATACACCCGCTACGGGAACCAATTGCGTTTCGTCAGGATTGCCGGATCGTTATTGGCCACCGCTTACGCGGAGCAGATAAAGACTGTAGGAAGCGCCACTATCCCTATCATTCGTTTTGAGGCAGCCTCGGCGGGCACTTGGGCAAATGGCGCGGTAACGGTCAACATCACCTTGAACGGAAGTCCGGCGACTTCGTTCAATGTGTACGTCCTTTTCCACGGGACGTTGGTGGAACGCTATGATAATCTGACCAATGCCAATGCGGAAACAACGATCAACAACAACTCGAGTTACGTCCGCCTGACCATCCACGAGGATGCCGGGACGACGTTGCCCGACTCAACGATAGATTCCACTACGAGCCAATTTGTACCCCTGGTACTCGCCAGCGGAAACGACGGTGCGTTTGCCAGCACGAGTTCGGAAGATTCCAGCACCGGGGGGATTTCCGCCCAGGAGTCCTGGAGTTATTCCTATACGGGTTCGGGCGCCGTCTATACGCAAAGCGAAGGACGCGCAATTGCGCCAGGAACTTTGTCGATTACGGACGGAACGGAAACATTCACTGATAACGGGGATGGGACACTCACCGGCAGCGTGACCGGAACCGGAGTGGTAAATTACCGAACCGGCGAGTGGATGGTAACATTTGCGGCCTCTCCGGTTGGCGCGGTCAGTGTCAGCTACAACGCCGGAACCTATGAGGTGATTGGTTCCAGTTCAGCAACGGAGGTTACGGACAGCGGGGCAATATCCCGGCCCGGGGTTGCGCCTGGGACGGTGGCTATCTACGACCCGCGCCTGGATGTGCTAGACATCGGTGACGGCACGTTTGCTGGGATCAACATGTCACCGGCAACCAAGATCGTTCCGGGGAGCCTTACCATTACGACAGTGGACATCGCGGACAACCAAATGACCGTTACCGATGATGGAAACGGAGCCATAACCGGCGATGTCGCAGCACCCGGCACCATCGACTACGCCACGGGTGTCATCACCTTCGCGTTCAATGCAAACATCAAGAATCTACAGGACGTGCTTGCCTCGTTTAGGACTATGGTCGAAGACGATGCGGTCGGTGGTCTTTCCGGCGACAAGATAGCAGGAACGATCAATTACCAGACTGGCGCCTGGACGCTGGTTTACACGTTGACTCCGGCCGGAGACCATACCCCCGGTCGTCAGGACGCATCATCTATCATGTGTGTATTTCGCCACTGTACGGTCATCGAGTTCGGCGACAATATAGAGACCGAGTTCACGGGAAACCTGGAGGAATACCCCGTCAAGGCCGGATCGGTACAGATCGAATACGCAACCGGAACCTACCTGACCGACGACGGCGCGGGCAACCTGACCGGCGCGGGCGGAAGCGGTACGATCAACTATCAGACGGGAGCGATCGCGCTGGATTTCTCTAGCGCACCGGCATCCGGGTTTGCGATCCGCGCCTTCTACTCCCCGGTGATTATCCACTGTACCAGCAAATATGCGGGTCCAATCGGCAACGAGAGAAGTACGCTTACCGACGGGTTGTTCGCGTGGATAGACAAATCTACCAGTACCCCGGCATCACCCCAGGCGGCGCAGTGGTACCGTTTCCGCGTGATGTTCAATAATGGGGGCGGCTCAACGGCCATCGAGACCTTTGACCGGCTCCGTACCATGGCCGAACTCATCGAGACCGTCAACGATCCCAGTACCGGATCTGAGTATGTGACCCTAGAAGAGACCGGGGTGGTTGGTGTACCCGACATCGCTTTTGACAGCGGAGCAGGGCAAAAGCTCGGAATGGACGGTGCTTTTAGCAATGACGATGTCATTGGTGCCCAAGTTGGTCCGGTTTTTACCGGCCTGCAATTGTTCTCTAACCCAGAGAACGTCCCAATGCACTTCATCACCGCCCCTGGACTCTACCACAGGCAGATTCAACTCGCAGGTATCAACCTGTGCGAGAGCAGACGCTGTATTTGGATCTTCTCGATCCCGGACCTGGATCACACCGACAAGGGTGCGCAGTTCGTAAATGGCGAGTACAACGCGGCATCCGTCGGCGGCACACCTGTACCGACAGCCGACGTGCCCTATCCGCCATTGGCGGCGATAAACTCGTCCCATGCGGTCAATGCCTTTTCCTGGCTCCAGTACTACGATCAGTATGTGGATGCCGAGGTGTGGGAACCGGGTGAAGCCGAGATTCTGGCCCTGGCCGCTAAGGTTCAGAACCAGTATGAGGCATGGTTCCCGTTGGCCGGTCTACGGCGTGGGCAGATCGGAAACGTGGTTTCCTTGAGGTATTCCCCGACAGCGGGTGAACGGGAGAGGACCTACGGTCTGGTCGGGACGCGCATCGAGGTAATCAACAGTTTCGTGGATTTCGTCGGGCAAGGTATCTATCTCTACGGCCAGAGGACCATGGCCAGGGAGGCAAAGGCGACTGACAGGTTGCACGTCCGATGGACGGCGAACCTGATTGCAAACGCCCTGATTGTGGCGGGCAGACAGTTCGTTTTCGAGCTGAATGACCAGATCCTGTGGCGAGAAATCAAATCTGCCGTCGATGACATCCTCAACCCCATTGCGGTCAAACGTGGGATCTACGACTACCGGATCGTTTGCGATGCCACTACGAACACCCCGGAGGTGATCCAGAACGAAAAGAAGGCGATCTGCAAACTGTTCATCAAATTCACGGAAGCGGCAGAGATCATTGAATTCCAAATGATCTTCACCCCGACCTCGGCAGACTTCTCCGAAGTCGCTCCGTTGGGCTAAAGGAGGAATAACATGGCCCTACCATACGATTTCAACGCGATGAGGTTGGGACTGCAAGGTTTTCAGCCTCAGTTATCGAATATGGGGATGCTCGAGTTCCATCTAAACGGGATACTCCCGGGGGCAAAAGAGATCCTCATGCTCTCCTTGAAGAGCATCGACATGCCCAACGGTCGATCCGTCGCCATAGAGAAGATCCCATACCTCAACGGTGACATTAAACACCCCGGTAAAGTTGGCGATCTTGGTGATCTATCCGTCACGTTTTACGACTATATCGACGGAAGAACCAGGGAAATCCTACATAAGTGGTTCGACCTGGTTCACGACGAGAAAACCGGATTGGGCCTACCGTCCGCTTTGATAAAGACCAACGCCCACATGGTTCTCTTCGGTCGGGACGGCATCGCCCGGGCAACATACTTTTTAAAGGGTATCTGGCCGACACAGGAACCCAGTATACCCAGCATTGATTTTTCCAATGGCACTATCGTCACAATGGCGATCACTTTTGCGGTGGACTTCATGTTCGATCAGTTTGGTGAAGAAGTTCAACTTGCATCCGGCGCGTTGGGAATTGCGGCGGGCGCCGGGACTATCCTAGGATAATGTTGTGGACTATACGAAAGGAAAAGTAAATGGCAGAGATACCACTGGCTGGCGAAAGTGTGCGCCAGGCCGAAATTTCACTTCCCATAAAGCTGCCCAGTCTCGGGAAGCTCTACGGAGACAAGATCCCGGAGGGTGAGATCGTGATCTATCCCATCCGTGGCCAGCAAGAAGAGATGTTGGCCTCAATGGGGGATAACCAAAACCAAGCGATGTTCATGTTGCAGCACATTGTGCAGCAACTCGTCAAGTTGCCGGTTGGGATGCCGATCCAAGATCTTCTAGTTACCGACTGGATGGCCCTACTCCTCAATATCCTGGCGTTTTCATATTCGTCGATTGTGACGGTAACGCCACAGTGCCCATCCTGTAAGACACAGTTTAGACACGAACAAGACCTGAAAAATTTGGAGTGTACCTACGCCTGTGATCTTCCCGGCGAACTTCAGGAGCCGATGAAGACCGAACCCCTCCCTAGAAGCAAACAGGTCATCACCTTTCAAATGCTCCGTGTCCGGCACATGAACGAGGTTCAGGATTACGCACAAAAGTACCAGGCCAAACAAGGCACCGGAGGAACAGACCCGTCCTTTACCTATAGCCAGGCTTTGCATATCCTGGCTATCGACGGTGAATCCGTTCAGACGCTTGACGCGATGCGTTGGCTCCGGCAGGCACTCGCCTATGACCTCACTATCCTACGACAAGAGTTTGCTAAATGGGCAACCGGGTACGACATGTCGGCCCTTGTCCATTGTCCAAAATGTGGCCTGTCCTTTGCGGCCGGGTTACCTCTGGACTTTTTTCGCCAGGTCCGTTCCGCGCCTTGAGGACTTGCGACAACAGCGGTTTGCACTTTTAGTTGCTGGTAAGAGATCGTTTTTAGAGTGGGCTCAAATGACCCCCTGGCAGCGTGATGACTTCATCATGCGCCTAAACGAATTCAATAGGCAGCAACAGGCTGAACAGCAAAAACTAGAAGCAGAGATGCGGAGTTCTCACTGATGGCGGCAGACGCGACAAATGTAATAGAACTGGTCCTCGAGATGAAGGACACCGACATTGCCGAACGCAAGATGGACGACGTTACCGAGTCGGCTATGAACATGGTAAAGTCTGTCCAGAGCGGGGTGCGAGGTGCCCTAAAATCCGTTACGGATTCTATTTCATCTGTGACAACGGCTGTCGAAAAATTCCAGAAAACTACCCTGACGAATATGCTCCAGAGGAGCGTTGGGGAACTCCGTAACTGGTTCAAGGACGCAACCAACGCCTTGGCCGATGGTAGCCCAGGAATGCTATCTGCAATTGAGAAGTGGGTTGTACAGCCGGTACGGGAGATGTACAAGGTCTATTCTGAGGCAATTGATAAAATAGTCACTGGGGTTCGCGGGTGGTACACCAAACTTGTGAAGCAGGACATGCCAAAACTGATGTACACCTTTACCCTCTTTACGAAAAACGCTATCGGTGTGGTATCAGACTTCACGATGAAGAAAGTGGACTACCTGAGAAAGACCTTCCCGCGACTGGCCAAGGTGATCGAAGGTTCGTGGCTGGTTGGTAAGGTTGCCGCATTAGGGTTTACCTCTGCTGTCCTCAAAATGCCATCTGTCGTAAAAACCGCTGGGCAGGCGCTCGGAACATTGAGTGGTAAGGTTAGAGAATACTTCCAGACGGCCAAGACCAAGGTTTTAGCTGTCGGAAAAGTGTTCTCCGACATAAAGGGTTACTTTTTAGGATCGGCTGAAGCCGCCAGGTATTCGACGGGGGAGGTGACAAAGCTTCGGTGGGCCTTTGAGAAAATTAAAAGCGTAACCACGTTCACCCTAAAGGTACTCGGCGTTACGGCAGCTCTTGGCATCGTAGGTGGTTTTGTGGCCAGTGCCCGAAATACGTTAGGTGGTATCGGAAAAGTATTCGATACTATTTCTGATGCTTTCGCATTGGCGCTACAACCGATTATCAATGAATTTACAAAATTGGCCTACATGATAGCCCCGTACCTCATTAAACTTAT